ATCAAGAACCCTCGGTTTACGCAATGGTCCACAAAGTGTTGACCGACTCCAAGGAGAAGCTCGCTTCGTCTTCTTCTGGGCTCGCGAAGACGGCGGCTGTTGCTAAACCACGAACTCTTCCCCCTGCCGAGGGCACCGACTTTCTCAAGATCGCCGCTGCCTGTGAGCATCTCGCCAAGAACATTCACTTGGTGAACGATGAGCGCACTCCGCAGGAGAAGTTGGCTGAGTATGCAGCCATTCACAATGAGCTCAGAAAGGCTGCATTCGAAGTTGGCGGAAACGCACCACCTGAGCCCTCACAACCGTCAGACTCCGGTGACAACAGCACCGGACCTCATCAAACCGAGAAAGCTCCAGAGGCGCTTACGCCTCCGAAGACGGTGTCGACCGACAGCTCTGGAACCGGAGTTGGTGGGACGACAGCCATTCCGTCTACGGAGACCAACACCCCTGGCACCACGCCTCTTTCCGGCGGGGACAGTGGTGAGGCCCTCGGGGAGTTCATCTCTCCGAAGTCCGTGACCCCAACTGAGAAGCCGAATCCACAAGATGCGGCCAACGCTTTTGGGACCAACCAAGAAATGATGATGGCGGATATGCCAGAGGCAGTTCTCAAGCAAGCCTCTGCCAAATCAGCCACATTCCGGCGTCTTGTGTCGAAGGAAAACCCTCTGGAAAAAGTAGCCGAACGGGCCAAGAAGCAAAAGACGGTCCTCACGCTGCTCCAGAAGGCTGCCCAAGCCAGAGTGCCAGCCGCGCGTGCCATTTCCATGATTCGTTCAAAGTATGGAAATGAACTCGCAAAGATGGCCGAAGACGCCTTGAACCCAGCTCAGATCTCCGCGGGGACCGAACCGCTGCTCCAGTCCGTTTCTGGAGCTTCCTCGGCCCAAATGCAGGGCTCTGAAGTGGGTGAAAATACTCCCCGGGATACTGCCCCCACTTCTGGTGAAGGCGGCGGCCGTGAGTTGCTGAGCAGCGTCGAAAGCGCCATCAACGCAACGAAGGCCCAAGCCAAGAAGCAGAACAAGGGTGCTCTCGCGGAGCTCTTGACGGAGCCGGCAATGTCGTCGGCTCACGACAAAACTCTCGATAAGTCGCTGGATAGCACCTCCTCTGCGGGTGTGAAGATTTCATCGGCTCAGGCAAACGCAGCCAGAGAGTTGCTGAGGAAGTTCCAGGACGGTTCATCTGGAAATGCTCGGAAGTTGGCGTCCGTGATCAAGCGAGCCCAAGGCGAAGACATGGCCCCAGGCGGCGGCGCTCCACCGGCAGAAGGCATGCCCCCAATGGAGGAAGAAATGCCTCCAGAGATGGCAGGCATGGATGCAGGCGGCGAAGCCCCTGAGGTTTCTGACGAAGCCTTGGAAGCAGCAAAGTCCGGCGTTACTCCAGAAGAGCTCGACCAGGCACAACAACTCCTCGCCCTCCAAGGGGCCGCTGCTGCGGCGTCAGAAGGAGAGGGGATGGAAGGACCTGAAGGAGCTATCCCACCTGAAGCTGGCGAGGGAGGGACCATGTCCCCGTCGCTGAACGCTGGCATGTAAAAGGAGAAAGCCAATGCAAAAGATCAGTTCAAAAGACGCAGGGGCCCTCCTCAAGCAGGCTGGCGGGGCAATTCGTCATCTCGTTCAAGAAAACGTCAAGCTGAAAAGCAAGTTGGCGTCGAATGAGCGGGACATGCGTGTTGTCAAGCTCGCTCGGGAAATGGAGGCGAAAGGTTTGTCCTCAGAGATGACCCTCGAAGAGAAGGTTGCACATCTGCGGACGACCAAGAACCTCGATGTCACCGAGGAGGCCATCAAGATCGCATCGCCACAAGGCGTTGGTCTTGGTGACGTAGGGGATGTACCCGGGGGTAATCAACATCCGTTTGAGACGTTCATTCAAACGGGAGAAGACCCCTCGTTCTGAGTACATCCAGAGCGAAGATGAAACGAATCACATTCTAAAGAGAGAGGTCAGAAATGCCACAATACTTCAAACTCGTCAGTGAGTTCCAGACGATTCACCGTCGTCCTTTCGAGCTCGCAGATCCCACAATCCTCAATCCGAACAGCGCGACCCCCTTGGTCGAAGGTGAGTTCTTGGAACTCAACTCCGCATACAAGATGGCCCGCGGTTCCGGTGACGGGCTTGTCCCCGGCTTCGCGTACTTCGCGGAGCAAGGTCGTTACGAGGTTCAGACCATCAGCAAGGGTCCGTTCCTCTACGGAAACTTCTACGAGGCGGACACCATGATCATGGACCCGGCTCTGGAAGCCACCATCACGTACGCGGGGCAACCCCTCATGGTCAATGACGTCACCATCGGCGCAATCGCGCGTCGTGGTCTCACGGCTCTCCCCGGCTCGCCGGCGGGTACGGAGTTCGTCATTGGCTACGTCAGCCGGTTGCCAGCCAACAACGGTGGCTACCTGAGGTTCATCCGTAATCGGTAATCCCGACCGGATGATTTTGAGGACATTGAAAGGACAACAAGGAGTTAAGCCATGAGTATGGTTCAAGCAAGCATCGAAATGTTCAACCAGCGGTTGGACAACCAAGAAGGAAAAGACAAACTCGCCGAGCTCGGCGGGTCCTGGATTCGTGACCGCCTCCGTGAGGTGGCGTACTCACGACACATTCTGCCCCCGGAGCAGGTTACCCGTGCTGACTGCCAGCGCAGCGTGAACCACGACACGTTGGTCAAAATCGTGGATGTGGAGCCACAAAGCCGCGCCATGGCGATCACCTTCCGTGATCAGCCCACGGCTCGGTTCGTTCGTGGCCCCAAGGCTGAGATCGCCTTCTTCACCATCTCCTCGGAGAAATTCGAGAAGACGGAGCAGGAGCTCCTGGCCTACGAGATGCCCATCACCAAGATCATCGAGGACAACTCCGTCAAGGACATCCAAGAGATCGAGGACCGAGAGTTCACCCGGCACATCGAGTCGGGCATTCAAGCTCTCCAGACCGAGGTCAACACCGTCACAACGGTGGCTTACAACGCAACGAACATTCGTGCGATGAATGCCAACGCGCAGGCGGTCTCGGTCATCAAGGGCGAGCTCGCCCTGGCCGCAGACGGTGTGGACTTCTTGGTCCGCCCGATTCAACGCCCGGACTTCGTAAACCTCTTCAAGATGTTGGACAACAACCGCTTGCGGAGTGAACGAGTGCTCCTCACCGAAGGTGACCATGACGACGTCCTTCAATGGACCGTTGAGGACTTCGGTGACCGCATCCAGTCCGAGACCGTGGTTGACGGCTACAAGTACAACACCTTGCTCGGTCGCAAGGTTGTTCGTACCGTGAAGACCGACATCCTCCGCCCGGGGAATGTCTACATCTTCACAGCGCCGCAGTTCTTCGGGAAGTTCTACATCCTGAACAACACCAAGTTCTACATCGACAAGATCGCCAACGTCATCACCTGGCAGAGCTGGGAAGACATTGGCATGGGCGTTGTCAACATCGCCTCTTGCCGCAAGCTGGAGCTCTACCGTGGTTCGGTTCGCCCGACGCAAACCGACACAGGGTTCGAGACCAAGCTGCCAGCGGCAGAAGAGGATCTCGGAGCGGAGAACAACCGGGTCGATGCCGGTCTCCACTTCCCGTCGATTCAACAGTACTAAGAGCCTCAAGCTCTCAGGCTGACGCCAAACGGAATATCCCCTGGGTTCGAGCAATCGAGCCCAGGGGTTTTCCCTAGCTAGGAGACCCCAGATGTCAGAAGACACCCCTGCCGTGAGTCTCGAGTTGGATGCCGACGAAAAGGCGCAGCTTGAGTCCCTCAAGACCAAAGAACAAGAAGTTGCCAAGGCCAAGGCCGCCAAAGAGGCGGAAGAAGCCGCAGCCAAACAGGAAGACGAGCGGCGGGAAATCGCTGAGCGGCCGCTCTTCCACGTTCTGGTGCGCCACAACCAGCGCAGTGCCAGGACTCGATCCCAACGAGCAGCTCGTTCTGGCCACCGCCGCCAGGGGGCATTGATGGACGACGGAACTCGTATTCGTCGAAAAGGAAAAGGGCGGTACACGGAAATGGACCTCAGGGAGTTGGTGAACAACCATGAACGGCTCCTGGAGTATGTCCGGGTGGGCACACTCGAGGTTTGTGACCCGAAAACAGAGTCAGTGATCCCCTACGACGACCTGGTCAAGATGATTGTCCATGTTGCCGAGTGGTTGAAGGACCATAAAGCCCACCAGGCCCACAAGAACTACCTCAAGGAAATGGGGGACTACGAGTCCGCCATGAAGAAGCACGAGGCAGAGCTTGCAGTCTGGCAAGAGGCCCTTGATGCATTTGAGGCAGGCAAGAAAAAACATCTCAAGGCTCTTGCCGAACTCAAGGACGGCGAAGAGCCTCCGGTCTACAGCGCCAAGCCTCCACCACCACGACCGGCAGAGCCAGTGATGCCAGAGGAGCCTGAAGGTCCTGGTGAGGTTATGGGGATCACAGATCCTGCCGAGACTCAGGATGCTCTCCCGAGTGCAGCCCATGGGGGAGCCCCGGGTCCTGGTGCCACTCGTCCAGATCTCGGAGAGGGTGAACTTCTTGCCAAGCTCGACCAGCACGAGGCCGAGATGACCGGTGAAGCGGCCGTCGAAGAGACCAGTGAGGCCGAAGAAGAGGCCGAAGAGGAGTCGCTGTCCGAAGAAGACCTCAAGAAGATGACCCGACCTCAGCTCAATGAGACAGCAGCACTGTTCGAGATTGAGGCTCCAGAGTCCTACCCAAACAAAGATGCTCTCATTGAGGCCATCTTTGCGCTTCAGAACGAGAAGGAGTAAGCCATGGGTCTCACCAAGGTTTGGAACATTACCGACGACACCAATCCTGAGGTTGCCCCTCGAAGTCTGATGGTTCTGGGCAGGGTCCTCAAGCCTGGTCAAGCCGTCAAGATTGAGGAAGCTCACCTCAAAACCGCTCACAAGGTTCACGACGATGTGACCCGTGGTCTTTTGTACATCGGCATGAAGCCCCCAGCGAGCTATCTCAAGGTGAAGAAACCACCTCGGGCCAAGGTTGATGTCCCACGGAGTCACGGCCCCATCACCGCGGCTGAAGTCAAAAAGGCTGTCCTCGAACTCAAAGACGACGTCCATGTGGAGGACAAAGTCGAGGTCAAGGCGCAGCCAGTTGAGGAGGAAGCTCCGGTTGCCGAAGAGACCACAGAGAAGACGGACAAAAAGGGCAAGAAGTGGAGGCAGTAAGTGTCGCAGTCCACTGCCCCAGTTCCTAGTCTTGATGATCCGACCATCACTCAGCTTGCTGAGTATGCTCGGATCTTCATGCGGGATTACCCGGAGCTGAACAGGCTCACAGAGGGATACGACCACAGCCCACGGCATATCAAGTGGGCTGTGCTCGATACCCTCAGTGACTGGTGTTCAACCCCTCCCTTCATTGGGATTGGGCTGAGCACTATCATTGAGAGGAATTGGATCAGTCCATTCATTAGGGGAGTGGTCATCACTCTCTTGGAGTCCATTGGTATCCTCCACCTGCGTAATCACCTTTCCTATTCAGATGGGGGCGTGAATGTGCAGTTGGAGAATCCCCAAATGATTCAGGCTTGGCTTCAGATGATGAAGTCGGAGTATGAGCAAAAGAAAACCCGTGTCCTGATAGCGAAGAACATCGAGGACTCTTTAGGTCCATCTACTTCGGGGGTACACTCGGAGTACTACTACGTGAACTCGTTCTTCGGGCTATTGTAGAGGGAGACCATGCACACAATGAGTTTCGAGACAGCTGATGCGCTGATAGTTTACGTCAATGACGAATCTATCGCTCAAGCCAATATTGTGCAGATTGTCGTGAAGGACGGCCAGTGGTGGTTGTTCTGGACAACTCCGTAATGGGAGCTGAAAACATCATAGATAGGTTTGGGGACATGGCGAAGACTGCTGAGTCTCTCAATTTCTCTGACGCCCTCGACGTCCTTTGGGTGGCCTACGGCCAACCAGGAGATCTAGAGAAGAACGCGGCGGCAGAGTACTTCTACAACCTGAAGAAACCGGTGCTCGACCTCGAGGCTTTCGGTTCTCAGTTCTGCAAGCTGTCCAGTGTGGTCGGTTATGACCCATGGGCATTAGCTTGTGAAGTAGAAGACCATCTCGACGCCTATCGCTTGCTGTCTAAGACTGCATCCGATCCCCAGACCATAGAGCTCGCTCAGTTCTACGTGAACTGGGCAGATGGTATTGAGAAGGACGCTTTTCTTCCAGCCCTGGGTAGGCTGGCTGGTAGAGCAGTTGGGGCAATGAAGAAAATCCCAGGGGCTATCTCCAGAGTTGCCTCGGGGGGTAAGAAGGCCATCACCGAAGCTGCAGCAGGCGCAGCCGCCACAGTGAAGAATGCACCCGCCGCTGTTGCGAAAAATGTTCGGGAGACCGCCACAAGGACTGGAGGGGCTTACCGTCAGGCTGCCAACCCCACCGCCC